CTTGGTTAGTTAATTGAACAGCATTTCCAAGGAAGATTGAAGGATTATGTGTACCGTTATTATCAGCATACACACTGAGTTTAGTCGAAGCAGCTGAGTAGAGACTGAGAAGGTCTTGCGGTGTCGTTGTACCAATTCCCACGTTTCCGCCGTATGGGTTAAGGAAGAGGTTTGAAGCATTACCTGAAGCAACAATAAGATTTCCTGAAGTGTTTGAAATTGGTCCAGCAAATGTTGATGTTGATGTGTTTGTCACAATCAAGTTCGTCAACGTCGTTGTTCCGAATGACATCGTGCTGCTTGCAAATACTGGTCCGAAGAATGTTGATGTTCCGGTTACAGAGAATGATCCACCGATATTTGCATTTGTTCCAACGTTAAGTGCGCTCGCAATTGAAACGTTCTGACCAAACTGGGCAAAGTTCTTCACAAGCAAACTATCAATGCGCGCTGAACCAATCTGTGTATTTGCAACAGTTAATCCTCCAACATCAACAACTTCAATTGCATTTGAAACCCCTGAAGCAACGTATGCATTGTTTCCAGAGACGAATACACCCTGAGCACCGCTCAATACTGATCCTCCGTTTCCATTCTGAATGTATCCTTTATGTACTGGTGCTGCTGGGTTTGAAATATCTACGATTTCAAGTGTATTTGATCCAGCAGATGCAATGTATGCGTAGTTGCTTGCGACGAATACTGACTGAGGGTTTGAAATGAATGCACCACCCACGCCGTTCAAAAGTGAACCTGCGTGTACTGGTGCTGCTGGGTTTGAAATATCGACAATTTCCAAAGCGTTTGATCCGCTTGATGTGATATATGCGTAATTTCCAGAGACGAAGACTGATGTAGGGTTCAACAATGGTCCATCAGGATTTGCGAGCAAGCCCTTATGCACCGGTGCTGCTGGGTTTGAAATATCTACGATTTCCAAAGCGTTTGAAACGAATGACGCAACGTATGCGTAGTTTCCAGCAACGTATACCGATCGCGGACCCGCAAGAAGTGCACCGCCGACTCCGTTTGCAATCGAGCCCTTATGAACCGGTGCTGCTGGGTTTGAAATATCTACGATTTCCAAGGCATTTGATGAAGACGCCGCTACGTATGCGTAGTTTCCAGCAACGTATACAGACTGCGGTGCGCCGAGTGTTGCTCCACCGGAACCATTCAAGATTGATCCAACGTTGAATGGTGTTGTTGGATTAGAGATGTTTACGATATCAAGGGCGTTTGATGATGATGCGGTGACGTATGCATAGTTTCCAGAAACGAAGACCGATGTTGAAGATGCGAGCAATGCTCCACCTGAACCATGTGAAATAACTCCCTTATGTACAGGTACTGCTGGGTTAGAAATGTTGATGATTTCCAAAGCGTCGCCACCCGCTGATCCGGCTGCACCACCTGCTGCTACGTATGCATAGTCTCCCTGTACGAATATTGCTTCGGGATTAAGTATGCTTGCTCCACCAGAACCGTTTGCAATCTTACCCTTATGAGTTGGTGTCACTACTCCACCATCAATAATGAATGCTGATGATGAAGCGATTCGCGCGAATGATGATGAGGCATTTGCGAATGCCGCGTATGGAGAACCTGCAGCATCAGTGCTTGCAACAGAGAACTTTGCCCATGGAGTAGTTGAACCGATACCAAGACCTGTTCCGTTAATTCGGGCAATTTCAGAGTTGTTTATAAGGAATGCATCAGCAACACCTCCATATGTTCTTGTAACCGATCCACCGAATGAAATCTGGTTAATGCTGTCCATACCCACCGTGCTGTTGTTGGTGAGGAGAATACTGTTTGCTGTTGTGTTCACGACGTTGATACCAAGACCTCCCGTTATATATGTATTTCCTCCAACCGAGAGAAGCTGTGAAGGTGTTGATGAACCAATTCCAACGTTTCCGTTAGCAAGCACGGTCATGAGTCTTGATGTGTAATTGTTTATACCCAAGATTGGTCTTGTACCAACAGTGGTGATACCAGAGAAAGCATCTGTTGCGTGGCTCGAACCTTCGAGCATGATGAGTGGTGTTGTTCCCGAATCAGATGACGGTACAGCAAGCGATCGAATACCTGTCGAGGTATCGGTATTAATATCGTAGCCCTGAATACCGTAACCATTGTTCGCATTAAGGAACACTGGGTTTCCATAAATAGCGTAATTTTGTGCAACGACAGTTGAAGCAGCTGTAGTGACAGCACTATTTTCAATTCTCAGACCATCATTAACGCCAGCATATACCTGGAGTTTTGACTGTGGAGATGTGGTACCGATACCCAAATTTCCAGCAGCGGTCATAACACTAGTAAGCACACCTGATGTGTTATAAATATCCAAAATATTTCCCGTCTGTGCGGCAGTTGGACGGAGAGCTAATGTAGTTGACGCAACAATACTTGAGGCAATAGAAAGCTTTGCATACGGAGATGTTGTACCTACACCAAGGTTTCCATTCTGATCTATTCGGACAACTTCACGAACACCTACACCACCACCTCGTGTGCGGAATGCGAGATATCCATTGTTTGTATCTACGGTAACACCGTTGATGTCTGCCATATCAAGGTTGTTTGCGAGAACGTTTTCGCGCCATGCAATGATGTTGTTCTGATCAAGACTAAATCGGCCACCTGCAAGATACAATTTATCTCCTGGAGTTGATGTACCAATACCAACACTTCCCGAGTTATTAATATAGAACAACGAGTTCACTGGATATTCAGGCTGGGTTGAATTTCTTCCAATACTGAAAGCATCAGCGCTGTATGGTGTTCCAAAGAACCATGGAGTCAACGTTCCACCTCTTGAATCAGTGATGACGCCGCGCGCGCGATTTTCTTCACTTCCTGATGTGAGGTAAAGAATCGACTGTCGTGATGGTCCACCCGCTCCAGTGCCTGTGATGCGCGCCGATGCTGTGCCAGCTGATGTATTTGAAATTGCGAGCTGATCGTTTACTGTTGTTGTGCCAATACCAACGTTCCCTTCAACCGTAAGACCGTTTGTTGGAGGTGTAAGTGAGTAGAAGTTCGATCCAATAGCCGCACTACCCTGAACACCCAACATTACTCCGGTGTTTGGATATGTAGCCGTAGAACCAATAACAGCGCCGCGACCTGTTAGTGGCTGCATGACCAAACCTCCCAGCTGGTTTGCAAAAATGTTTACCTGATTTGCAACGCTACCCAATCGTCCAACAAGGCTGATTGTTCCATTCGAGTTTCCTCCACCAGCATCAACGGTCAATGCACCCGCAACACGTGCTGTTCCAGCAACGTCCAAAAGGAATGCTGGTGCCGTTGTACCCACTCCAATGTTTCCTGTTGATGTCACAACAAGTGCATTCGATCCGATTGTTGCAACCGATGAGAAAAGATTTGTCGAAGATGCCGTTGTTGCAAAATGATTCGTTGACGTTGCATTTGTGATCGTCGCATTCGTTGCAAGAATATTTGTGAAGAGGTTGTTTGTCGCAACAAAGTTTGTGGTGAAGAAGTTTGTGGTGGTTGCAGATGTTCCTGTTCCGTTCACAAATGTGAAATTCTGAAGCGCCGAAGCAACTGTTGTTGATGTCGCAAAGAACGCGTCAGCAACAACATTTCCCGCAACAGAGAGTTTTGCGAATGGAGATGTTGTACCGATACCGACGTTGCCGCCGTATGGATTGATGTTGATTGGAGCATATGCGCCCGGGCTCGTCTCGGCGGAAAGCATTCCGTAGTTACTGCTCGTGTTAAAAGCGAGATAGAGTTTCTTTGTGGCGGAGGTTGCTCCCGTAATGGCGAACTGTGAGTTCTGAACGGCGCCGCTCGTGTTTGCATCCGCCGTCAATTGGAGCTTCGATGCGGGCGATGTGGTGCCGACACCGACGTTACCCGTACTTCGCTGAATAATGAGATCATTTGCCAAACCTGCACCCGCATCAGTTCGCGCCGCAAAGACGAGGTCGGAGCCGGTATTGCTGCCACCTTCTGCGTTCACCGTGCGCATATACCAACGAGATATGCCGTTCGGATCAGCGAGGACGAAGCCGTTTGTAGCCGGAGCAGTGTCTACCTGGGCCGATCCTTTCACATCGAGGGTGCTTGCGGGGGTCGTGGTGCCGATGCCAATGAGACCAGCAAAGTTCGTCATCCCTCCATCGAGGCCGAAGAAAGTCGAGGACGTCAGTGTGACGTTACCGGTATAGTACCCTTCGACGAAGGTGTTGATGGTATAGGTCGAGGCATGGTTGTGGTAGACGTATACGTTCGTGCCAGATACACCAAGGAGAGGATGGTTGCTTATGTTGCCGCCCGCCGAGACGAGCTGACTCGCCCAAACACCAGGAGACGTCTGATAGACAAGATACTCGGCGCCGGTGTTAGTACCCGTAGCGATGGTAACGAGACGGATACGATAGTTCCAGCCACTCACGAGTATCGATACACCAGACTGAAGATTGATGTTCACGTTCGTCGCCGTCGGAACACTGTAAGAGTTCGAATAGAACGACTGCTGGCCGGTACTTGGTCCAAAGAGCGTCGATACGGTCGTGAGCGTACCTGTCGCCGTGAGGTTCGCCGCAGAGATATTGCCCGAGAAGAGACCGTTACCCTGCACCGAAAGCGCTTGCGATGGTGATGTTGTGCCGATACCTACGTTACCGGTCGAACCCTGCATTGCCATGAAAGTCGTACCGCCGTTCATAGTGGTGAACCTCAAATCTGCACTCGATGTGACGAGACTCGTACCGCTCTGGATGAAGTTCACGCCCGCCGACGGGAAGAATTTCAACGCTGCGGTATCGTCTTGAAACACAACCGTCGGAACGGCGGACGAATACACGTTCAATTTCGCTGTCGGCGTCGTAGTACCGATGCCCACGTTACCCGACCCGTTCACATAGAGAGCGTTCGTTGCGGCGCCCACGTTCAAAATGAACGCTCGATTCGCACCGTTCTGACCTTGGTCGACTGTAATCGTATGCGCGCCCGTTGTAGCATCTTGCGTATAAACCGTACGCGATGATGCGCTACCTGGCGTGAGCGTACGGAAACCGAAGGTCGCATTAGCGCCTGGCGTAGTGCTACCGATAGTGAGCAATTCCGACGGTGCGAGGCCGATACCCACGTTGCCCGCCGAATCAATCCTCATGCGCTCGTTAAAGGTATTGAAGCCGGAGTTCGTGCTGAACTCAATCGTGTTGTTCGCGTGGATGCCGAGGATGCCGCCCGCGGATTGACTCACAAAACCTTGAACATTCGTGTTGCCTGCCGCTTCGAAACCAATGACCGGCGTACCAACGTTATCGGCTGTTGCTTTAATCTGAAGACGCGAGTTGGTATTCGAAGTGCCAAGACCTGCATTACCCGCCGTATCAAAGAACATGCGCGTCGAATTATTCGTGACCAACGAGAGTGTATTGTTCGATTCTGTACCGACAAAACCACCTGTGCCGCCGACACTCGACGATTGAAGCTTAGTTATGATCGAACCATCGATAGCACGGAAGTTCGGATTATTGCCCGGGTTAGAAACACTCACAACCGTGCCGTACACGTCGAGTTTGTTCGCAGGTGTCGTGGTACCAATTCCCACGTTTCCGTTGTTATCAATAACCATTCGGTCGGTCAATGTTTCGGCACCTGGTGCATTCAAGGCAG